GCAGTTTGTTGCATGGTGCCGGGAAGAAGCATCCGTTATCGCCGGACTGCCAAACGCCAGCGAGCTGGTTGATATGGTTTACGAGTATTGCCGGAAGCGTGGCCTGTATCCAGATGCAGAGTCTTATCCGTGGAAATCAAACGCGCACTACTGGCTGGTTACCAACCTGTACCAGAACATGCGGGCCAATGCGCTGACTGACGCGGAATTACGGCGTAAGGCTGCCGATGAGCTGACCTGTATGACAGCGCGAATTAACTGTGGTGAGACTATACCTGAACCAGTAAAACAACTTCCTGTCATGGGCGGCAGACCTCTAAATCGAGCACAGGCTCTGGCGAAGATCGCAGAAATTAAAGCTAAGTTCGGACTGAAAGGAGCAAGTGTATGACGGGCAAAGAGGCAATTATTCATTACCTGGGGACGCATAATAGCTTCTGTGCGCCGGACGTTGCCGCGCTAACAGGCGCAACAGTAACCAGCATAAATCAGGCCGCGGCTAAAATGGCACGGGCAGGTCTTCTGGTTATCGAAGGTAAGGTCTGGCGAACGGTGTATTACCGGTTTGCTACCAAGGAAGAACGGGAAGGAAAGATGAGCACGAACCTAATTTTTAAGGAGTGTCGCCAGAGTGCCGCGATGAAACGGGTATTGGCGGTATATGGAGTTAAAAGATGACCATCTACATCACTGAGCTAATAACAGGCCTGCTGGTAATCGCAGGCCTTTTTATTTGGGGGAGAGTAAATCGTGGTTGAGTTGATTTTTTCTGCATTGAGGATTCTCGGTGCTATGTGGATGGTGTCGACGTTCATTGCGGTTGTCGGAAGTTTTGTCCGGTTGGTAGGCGAAGGTAAAGACCTGGTGGGTGTGCTGTTCGGTAGCATTCTCCTGTGGGTGATTATCGGTGTTGCGCCTGTCGCTGTAGCAAAAATGGCGTGGCGTTTTGTTAGTTGAGGGGAATATGAGCGAGATCTACCGACAATTCGAAGAGTGGTGGTCAAAACACAAAAGCCCGTTCACGGAAGACGATGAGCTAAAAGAGTTTGCCTGGGAGATATGGCAGGCATCGCGAGCAACTATTGAACTGGATATCGACTGGCCCGAATCGAATGACGACTTTTGGAAAGATGGTGAAGAAGGTGCTTATGCGATGGGTTATGAGGATGGGCGTGACAAAACGGTAATTGCAGTAATGAAAGCCATCAGGGCCGCAGGAATCAAAGAAAAGAATTTCGATTAAGCAAATATCACTTCAATAAATCGCTTTTAAGGCATCACAATCGCTCTGTAGTGAGGTAAGTGCGTGCAAGGAATGCCGATAAGCAGCGAGAATGAAAAATGCGTCAGAATGCGTTTGAGGAGGTTTTAAGAAATGAGTACGGTAGCTGAACTTGTCAGGGCTAATTTTCGTGAAGAGTTGGTGCGTTGGTATCGGTATCGTTCATCGTCCAGTTTGCCGCTTGATGAGTTGTATGAGCATTCACCTGCCGCACGACGCTATCCGCGTGACCGTGTTCTTCGACGGTTGTTCAAACTCAACAATGAGTTTCAGCGCAACAGAATTATCCGGAGTCTGGATTTAAAGTGAAGGAGTGAGCATGAGCGAGCAAATATTCAGAGAGATTAAGCCACGGTTTTATCGCAAGGTAAGGGTGGTTTATCAGGACGAAAACAAGACCTGTGCATACGCCATTCATAATGGTCGGTGGTCAGTGTTCGACACCAAAAACTTCGAGAAGAACTTCGAGAGGATTAAGGGTGATGAGGAAACTAACATTTGAACTAAGAAGCCCCATCCATCAGCAGAACGCCATTCAAGCTATCCAGCAAATTCTTCCAGACCCAACCAAACCAATCGTAGTAACCATTCAGGAACGCAACCGTAGCTTAGACCAAAACCGAAAGCTTTGGGCTTGCCTTGGTGACGTCTCGCGTCAGGTTGAATGGCATGGTCGATGGCTGGATGCAGAAAGCTGGAAGTGTGTGTTTACCGCAGCATTAAAGCAGCAGGACGTTGTTCCTAACCTTGCCGGGAATGGCTTTGTGGTAATAGGCCAGTCAACCAGCAGGATGCGTGTAAGCGAATTTGCGGAGCTATTAGAGCTTATACAGGCATTCGGTACAGAGCGTGGCGTTAAGTGGTCAGACGAAGCGCGACTGGCTCTGGAGTGGAAAGCAAGATGGGGAGACAGGGCGGCATGAGGCGACAACGACGAAGTATCACCGACATAATCTGTGAAAACTGCAAATACCTTCCAACGAAACGCTCCAGAAATAAACGCAAGCCAATCCCAAAAGAATCTGACGTAAAAACCTTCAACTACACGGCTCACCTGTGGGATATCCGGTGGCTAAGACATCGTGCGAGGAATACAAGGTGATTGACGCGATGATTTATTTGGGGCTATATTCCTCACGCGCCAGCAAAATCTGGCGTCGGGATTAGGAACCCCGGATAGAGACCGCGACAGACACACGCCGCGAGCGTGTTTTTTATTGTCGTATGCACGCGCACATCTGAATTATGGTGGGGCGTATGGGGGAGCTGAAAAGCTCGCCGGTTGGTTTCCCGGTAGTTCCTAACCCTGTACGTCTCACCACCCGATGATTAGGAACCTGACGGTGGTGATAGTTTAGAAACCACTCGAGGGCGTCATTGTGACAACTCAAATCTCTGTTGAAACTCTCTCCCCGATCACCCATAACCAGATTCCTGTTATTACCACCGAACTTTTGGCGCAGCTTTATGGCACAGAAATTCTGAACATCCAGGTTAACTTCACCAGAAACAAAGAGCGTTTTGTCGAAGGAAAGCACTTTTTTAAAGCATCTGGTGAGGAATTAAAAAATTTGCGACTTACTTTAAGTAAGTCACAAAACCCCATATCTCCCAAAGCCCGCTCCCTTATCCTCTGGACAGAACGCGGAGCAGCCCGTCATGCAAAAATGCTCGAAACCGATCAGGCGTGGGAAGTGTTCGAAAAACTGGAAGACTGCTATTTCAGCCAGGGCGAGAAAAATACTGGCAAACAAGAGAAGAAGCTCAACGGGCTTTCCGCAAAAGAAACAGACATCCTTGTATGGCTGTGGGATTATGCCAACCGCTCACAGGCATTGTTCCGTGAGTTGTATCCCGCATTAAAACTGATTCAGTCTGGCTATTCCGGCATATGCCACGACTACGGCTATGAGTTCTCGTATATCATCGGGAGGGCGAGGGGCGTTTTAATTAATCACACGCGGGATATAGATATTTATGAGCCTGACGGGCCGACGAACCTTCTGGCATTGGAAAGGCTTAATAACAAAGAGTTGCCGCCTTCACTGCATCGCTACTGACAATTGACAACTTAACAAACCCAGCTTCGGCTGGGTTTTTTATTGCTGAATTTTCAATGTGAGAGGACATGACAATGAATGAGCTGATAAATAACAATGCCATCAAAATGACAAGCATTGAAATCGCTGAGTTGGTGGGAAGCCAACACGGTAATGTCAGAATATCAATAGAACGTCTGGCAAAGCGTGGGGTGATTCAACTTCCTCCAATGCAAAAAGTTGAAAATAAACAAACAATTAGCCCTAACAAATTCACAAGCGTGTATATATTCGAAGGCGAACAAGGTAAGCGCGATAGTATCATTGTCGTCGCCCAGTTGTCGCCAGAGTTCACCGCTCGCCTTGTTGACCGCTGGCGAGAACTCGAAGGGGCAACCGCGAAAATCCCACAAACCTTCTCTGAAGCATTGCGCCTCGCGGCTGACCTTGAAGACCAGAAGGCTGAACTGGAGAAACAGCTTGCTCTCGCAGCACCTAAAGTTGATTTTGCCGATCGCGTTGGCGAGGCCAGCGGAATTTTGATTGGAAACTTTGCAAAGGTTGTTGGTATTGGTCCAAACAAACTGTTTGCGTGGATGCGCGATCACAAAATCCTTATTGCTTCAGGTTCCCGGCGAAATGTGCCAATGCAGGAATATATGGATCGCGGCTATTTCACAGTGAAAGAAACAGCGGTCAACACAAATCACGGAATACAGATATCGTTCACCACAAAAATAACCGGGCGTGGTCAACAGTGGCTGACCAGAAAGCTGCTCGATAACGGAATGCTGAAAGTAACAGGGGAGGCTGCTTAATGGCTAACCTACGCAAAGAAGCGCGCGGCAGAGAATGTCAGGTACGTATTTACGGCGTATGCAATGGCAATCCTGAAACTACAGTTCTGGCACATTACCGGATGGCTGGAATTTGCGGAACTGGAATGAAGCCTGACGACCTGATCGGCGCATGGGCTTGTAGCGCGTGTCACGATGAAATCGACCGACGCACCCATAATCTCGACAACAAAGACGCCAGACTTTACCACCTCGAAGGCGTGATCAGGACGCAGGCGATACTGCTGAAGGAGGGGAAGATTAAACCATGAACGAATATCAGTTTGTGCTTCCATACCCGCCGTCGCTGAACACCTACTGGCGAAGACGGGGAAGCCAATACTACATCAGCGATAAAGGCCAGAAATACCGAAAAGACGTTCAGAAAATCATCCGCCAACTCAAGTTAGACATTTTCACCAAATCACGACTCCGCATCAAAGTCATCGCAGACGTTCCAGACTCCCGCCGCCGCGACCTCGATAACATCCTGAAGGGTTTACTCGACTCCCTTATCCACGCCGGATTTGCGGAAGACGACGAGCAATTCGATGACATTCGCGTAATTCGTGGTGTGAAAGTACCAGGCGGAAGGCTTGGAATAAAAATCACCGAACTGGAGAACGTATGAACGCCACAATTCAAACGATACCAGAGCTTCTTATCCAGACACGAGGCAATCAGACCGAAGTGGCGAGGATGCTTTCCTGCGCAAGAGGAGCAGTGCTCAAGTACAACCGAGACAGCAAAGGCGAGCGTCACGTAATAGTTAACGGCGTCCTGATGGTCACGCCAGGCAAAAAGGGAAGACGATGAGACTCGAAAGCGTAGCTAAATTTCATTCGCCAAAAAGCCCGATGATGAGCGACTCACCACGGGCTACGGCTTCTGACTCTCTTTCCGGTACCGATGTGATGGCTGCTATGGGGATGGCGCAATCACAAGCCGGATTCGGAATGGCTGCATTCTGCGGTAAGCATGAACTCAGCCAGAACGACAAACAAAAGGCTATCAACTATCTGATGCAATTTGCACACAAAGTATCGGGGAAATACCGTGGTGTGGCAAAGCTTGAAGGAAATACTAAGGCAAAGGTACTGCAAGTGCTCGCAACATTCGCTTATGCGGATTATTGCCGTAGTGCCGCTACGCCGGGCGCAAGATGCCGAGATTGCCACGGTACAGGCCGTGCGGTTGATATAGCCAAAACAGAGCAGTGGGGGATAGTTGCTGAGAAAGAGTGCGGAAGATGTAAAGGCGTCGGTTATTCAAGAATGCCAGCAAGCGCCGCATATCGCGCTGTGACGATGCTAATCCCAAACCTTACCCAACCCACCTGGTCACGCACTGTTAAGCCGCTGTATGACGCTCTGGTTGTGCAATGCCACAAGGAAGAGTCAATCGCAGACAACATTTTGAATGCGATCACACGTTAGCGCCATGATTGCCACGGATGGCAACATATTAACGGCATAATATTGACTTTTTGAATAACTTTGGGGAAACTTGACACCAATAATGGGCGTTTTTTACATGTCATTGATGAGTCTCAATAACCTGCCGCCGAGTAGTTTTTATGCTCTGAATTGTATTTGTGTAGTAAACATGCTGACTGCAATGTAATAGAGTTTTTTTAGCCTGTAACCTCTTGACGGCATTGAATTGCTTTTGTT